CTTGGTTAATATCCTTAATATCAGGACTATTAATAGAAACCGCGAACCCTTTTGATTTATACGAATCTGATAAACCCTGACTCAAAATTAGTTTTTCGTTAGGTACATCACCTTCAATAAGTTCAATAGCCCTTTGTAAAGCGAGTTCTTTTGGTGGGCCAGTATCACTACTTTCTAAAACAACATCGAGAAGTTCTTTACATACTTCACGCATATGAGGTGTATTGTCCCTTCGTACCAGTTGAAGTCCTTTGACGTCTATGTAATCCATGTTCATATTACCATCTTTACCTTTTGTCCAAAGTTTTGCCGCATACCGTTTCTTTGAATATAAGAAATATGGGCAATATACTTTTTCAAGTTCAAGGTTGTTCGGTGCTTTGAAGAGTTTAGTACACTCTTCCGCAGCGCGTTCACCTATTTCCCAACTATATTCAATTGCTTCCTTTCCGGTACGATTTCCCACATCAAATTCAACCATAACTGAATCTGTGTCACCGTACCTTACCTTTGATCCCGGAAAATTCTTTTCAACATACGCTTTTGTTTCATCAATCATACTCCGACCTTTTAGAGTTACCGTTGAGGCAATTTGTACACATGGTAACATACCTTTTGATGCACCTGTAAATCCATATACAGAGTTCATCGACACTTTATACGCCAATTGTTTACCATTATACATTTCTTTCAGGGCACCAGTCGATTGCGCCATATCTTTTTTAGCTTGTTTTCTGAACTGTTTTAGTTCTAGAAGAATACTTGGTAAAAGACTGGGAACATCTTGTGCAAACTTGTAAAATCCAAACGTTTCGTATGTTACACCAGGTATATTTTCATATTTGGAATCCATAACCATCGATGAATAACATAAATTGTGTGCCATCATAATTGATGGATATAGACCTTCAAAATCCAGTGCTGTTATTGGTCTATAATAGGCGCCTTTCTGTGCGTCTAGAACAGTTGCACCTTCATACCCATCCGCGGAATATTGCCCCCATGATATAGTTGGAACCATAAACCCCATTTCACGTGCCTTTTTTGTTAACAAACTAAACACTTTGATTTGTTGTCCTCTTTCGACTAAATAACAGAGGGGAACCCACGTCGCTTTAGCCATCTCTAATAAATTAACAAGTATAGATAATTTTGATAACAAACGGTGGGGTAACAATGTATCCTTGATACAATACTCTGCAACCTCGCGTAACTTTACGGGGTCTTCTTCGACAAAACGCGCAAACATTTCTTTTGGTGGCATATCAATTTTATTGTCACCGAGGTACAGTTTCGAAACATTATCGAGTTTATACGAATCAAGTTTATACCCTTTTTTAACTTCATGAAATAGATCGAAAATAAACCGTCCAGGCATAGGTAAAATCTTAAGTGCATTGTCTCCAAGTGCACTCGACGACAGCTTCTTATACACAAGTTCACATGAATGGTTTTTCATTTTACTCATTTCATAAAAAGATTGGTCACATTTTGTCATGACTGCACGTTTCATAATATATTCTAAATCAAAACCAAATATGTTCCACCCAGTTATAATATCAATATCCTTTTCCATGAGGTACTCCTTAAATGCCATAAGCATTTCGCGTTCAGTCTCGTAACTCTTAATTATACTCCCTTCCAGATTTGAATCCGTTTTTTTATAACAAAAACACGTTTTATCATACGGTACATCAGAACCAAAATGTGTAAGTGATACAGCAATCTGGAAACATGCATCATCTTTTACATCTGCATCAGGAAACTTACCCGTTGAACTATTACATTCAATATCCACAGACGCGACTACAAAGGGTGCAGTTTCTGGAATATCAACTGGTTTAAGAGTTTTCCAGTCGTTACAGAACAGATCTATATTAACGTGTGCTAAATGTGAGCGTACACACGTATCTCCCGAATCCATCCACCCAGTGGATTGAATGTTAGTTCGGTGCATTAACCTCAGAACAGGATCCAGATTTGATTCATAGACTTTATATTTCATAGCTTCATCGGGTAATGTACGTTTCAATCTTCCATTTACCATACGTCGTGCCGCGAGGTTCTTAAAGTTTAATTGCATAAAAATAAATTTTTCATTATTTTGGAAACCCCATACATCTTTAGATTGAACAATATCGTAACTTACCAAACATTCAGGACATACTTTATCAATCTTTGTATATAAATTGCGAATATCCATTTGTGATGTTTTCTTCGGGAGTTTCACGAAGAAGTATGGTGTAAAACTGGTCGTAACACATACAGACTTACCTTCGTTCGTTTTACCAAAAATACTAATCAAGTGTTCGTCCTCCGTGTCTTGTGTTTCCCAGGTCAATACTTGGAACACGACCATTTTTATCTTATTACGTTAACGCCCGATTTTTTTAATATAGTATAGTAGTAAATATGTCAGCTGCTTTGATTGATCTCGTCTCAGTCGGTGCCCAGGACGTCTATATCACAGGCGATCCTCAAGTCTCTTTTTTTAGACAAAACTATAAACGTCACACAAACTTTTCGATAAAACCAGAACGTATGGATTATATCGGAGTGTTTGGATCTGGAAACGAAATTTCCATCCCTATCAAATCGAAAGGTGATCTTTTGAGTTACGTGTGGATTGAAAATGCCAATATTAACAATAGTCTTAGTACAGCTTGTATTTTTAACACACCTTCTGCAATTGCGCCCGAACCTTCAACTTCACCAACTGAATTCTCTTTGTGGATTGGTGGTCAAGAAGTGACTAAATTAGATACACTTTTTATTAATACCGTACACAATACTTTGTATAATGAATCTTCGGCGAAAGCGACGTGTGCTTCGACGACTCAAGACGGTGGTGATAATGTTTCCACCGGTAGTTACATAATCCCATTCTTTTTCAGTGAAGATTGGACGAAATCTTTACCACTTGTCGGTCTTCAATACCACGAAGTTGAAATTAGAATTAAATGTAGAAATGGTACATTTACTCCAGTTACTAGACCAAAGGTATACGGTTCGTACGTATTTGTCGACACAGACGAACGTGAATTCTTTGCGAACGGTGAACACGAACTTCTCATTACACAAACACAACACCAACCAATGTCTGCTTCCGATACGTCGATTGATTTGACCTACTTTAATCACCCAGTAAAAGCCGTTCACATAGCTGCGGGTAATCACTTGAATACGTCATACACTTTAACTGATGCGTCTATGTTTATTAACGGTGTTCCACTCTTTGAAAATATGACACACGAATACCATAGAAACGTCGTTCCATCGAGACACTGTTCGATTCTTAACACTACGGTCGATTCTGAACAAATATATACATGGCCATTCTGTCTTACCATGAACAAATCTCAGCCAACGGGTACCTTGAACTTTTCGCGAATCGATAACGCGAAGATAAATATTAATACTCCAGCGAGTTCGAACATTGATATGATTCGCGCGTATGCGGTCAACTATAACATTCTCAGGATTAAGAATGGTATGGGTGGTATCGCATTTGGTAACTAAATTAGTTCTTACCCGAAGATCCAAAACCTCGTTCGCCACGTTTTGTTTCTTTTAATTCATCAACTTCCTCAATAAGTGGTGTTTCACACTTTTCCAAAATGAGTTGGGCGATTCTATCGCCTTGTTTAATTTCGAACGGTTCACTCCCGTGATTAAACAAGATAACCTTCAATTCACCTGTATAGTCCGGATCAATAACACCAGCACCCGTTTGAATACCGTGTTTTACACTTAAACCTGATCTGGGTGCAATACGACCGTACACACCCTGTGGGATCGTTGCACAAATACCCGTACTTACAATACCACGTTCACATGCGTTGATCGTCATGTTTTCCATGCTATACAAATCGTACCCGACAGATCCAGGGGATGCGCGCGTCGGTAAAGTTGCTTCGAGAGTCAATCGTTTAATTCTAAGTGTTTCCATGTTTTTTATTAATCTAAGAGTTGTTTCTTTATGTCTCTATAGTACACGATTTATCTGCAAAAAATATATAGAAACTCAATACAAAAATTAAAAGTGTCAATAATATACGCTGATATTGTGGGAATAAAGAAAGACCCAAAATGAGTACACATAAAATATAGATGTATACGAATTGTGTGTATTCAAATAAACCTCTCCAGTATCTATCTATACCAAGAGTTCCTGGGAAAGATACAAATATCGCATCACTCGTTTTGATTTTTTGAATTGGACTAAAGTTTTTGAAAATTTTTTCATCTTTATCAACTTTTACAAAATTGTATTTTCCACATAACCCATTTAAATTGGCTTGGTCGTCCTCACATAGCAAATTAGCTTCTAACTGAAGAATTTGACGAAGTTCTTTTGTGTATCCCATATACATACCCGCGTTTGCGATTGAATCATCACATACACCAAATATAAGTGATTGAAAAAACCATGGTGGATTTTTTGAAAATAGAACACGACAGTTGTATTCTTTGAATATTTTTACTACATCAGTTATAGGTTTGTTAATCTTAGAATCAAATCCATCCACAAATACGATGATGTCTTCATCATTCTTTGTTTTCATGTATTCTAAAAGACCTTTAGATTTGTCTGAATAACCATTCCACTTGGTACCCATACCAAGAACTTTTACTTTAACACCGTGTTCGTTATTTATAAGTTCTTCGAACATGCCTGATGATTTATTCGCATATGTAACAATCTCAACTGTCATTTATTTATGTAAATATTATATTCTACATTGTAAAGAACCAAATATCAACCATGCTATCAATACATCAACACTGTAATGTTCTCTCGTCGCAATCGTTAATATAGATGTAATTATTGGCCAAATTGGCCATAATATACTATTAACAAAATAAGAAATAACTATGTTAAACGTCGTGTGTCCTGAAAACATAAAATCATTACAGAACCCAAATGGTGGTTTTAAATCACATTTTTTCATACTTGGAAATGTTGTAACATAATTTGATAAACTTCTAAATAAATACATCACACCCATTGTAATTAAAAATGTATTTTGTTTATTTTTAGTCCAACTACCAAAATGATAAACCAAAAAGAGTATTGGTATAATCAATATATAATCGTTAATATAATCATACTTTTCAAGGTTTGGTAAAATTTTAAATCCCAAGTCGTATATTTTATCATTTTCCTTAACATTTCTTTTATATGAGACATAATACCCTGTCATAAGATTAAATGTGAATGAGACTAATAGAAATAAATAAATATTCAACATATAGTATATAAGTATAAAAAAATAATACGTATATTTAGAAATGAGTCTTAAGATTATTATGGGTAACATGTTTTCAGGAAAAACGTCCGAACTTATCCGACGTTTAAAACGGTACAAAGTTATAGGTAAACGTATTCTCGTTATAAATTCCAAAAAAGATACACGCGCTTCCGAAGATGTTTTACGTACCCATGATAATGTTCGTTTCGATTGTATAAAAACTAATAATCTTGATGAAGTTGATTTTTCGGATGTTGACGTTATAGCTATGGATGAAGCTCAGTTTTTCACGGGTCTTAAAAAGTTTGTGGAAAAAGTTCTTGATTCGGGTAAAACGATTTTACTCGCGGGTCTTGATGGGGATTATAAACAAAGAAAGTTTGGTGAACTTATAGATTGTGTACCTCTCGCCGATAAAGTGTTTAAGATATCGGCGATGTGTATGGAATGTATGGATGGAACACATGGACCATTTACAAAACGTATCGTACAAAACGATGAACTCGAACTTGTTGGTGATCACGACATGTATAAAGCGGTGTGTCGAAAACACCTTTAGATTAGAAACGATTAATATCTAAAATAAGAACAACACGTTTTTCTTCACCAGT